TGGTGCTGCCACGGCTGGTTATAGTGGTGCTGCCACGGCTGGTGATAGAGGTGCTGCTACGGCTGGTAATTATGGTGCTGCCACGGCAAGAGGAAAGGCTTCAACCGGATCAAATGGTCTGTCAGTGGCAAGAGGCAACAATGTTCGGGTAAAGGGCGGAATTGGTTCAATTTTGGTTATAGCCGAAGAAAAGGAGGATACACATGATATTGTCGATTGGAAGGCTGTATTAGTCGATGGTGAGGTTGTCAAGGCTGATACATGGTATAGACTGGAAAACGGTGAGTTAGTGGAAGTTGATTAACAGTTAACTGATAATACAATTAGAATTTAATTGCCAATAATTACCATTTACCAGACATCAGGGAAATGGTTAAAAACCGAATAAATATGAACCAAATGAATATAGAATTAAGTAAGATGCAGCTTATTCATTTAGGCAATATCTGCAAAAAAGGATGGAGTGGATATAGTGAGCCTTCCGACGATTTAGAAGAAATGGTAAAAAACGGTTTGTTGACGAAATCGGCTGGACCATTTGGTGATGTTGTTTATCGTCCAACTGATGCTGGGCGTAGTTATATTAATGACTTCAATAAGATATAGAAATGAGTGAATTATATATACCGCCTGAGCGATTTGAGAGAGACTTAATTACCGGACGATTTTTAAAAGGTTGTGTTTCTCGCAACAAGGGTCGTAAAATGGTTTATCATTCAAAACGTTCCAAGGCCAGAAGTATAAAAAATCTGTCTAAAGGACGTGGGGCTTGGCATAAGACTGGTGCAGGCATGAATAAAAAGAGCGTTGTTTTGATAAAGGATGAGAAATTATGTGGAGTATTCCCTTCGATACAAACGGCTGGTAAGATGATTGGCGTGGCTCCTTCTTTGATCAGTGCTATATGTCGGAAAGTGAGAGGCAAACATACGGCTAATGGATACAGATGTTTTTTCGAAGATAGCAATGATTGGTATAATTTAATTAAACAAGATTATGAATAATGACAGGCAGAAGATATTAACTGATTATATTTCCTACTTATACACAACAGGCAGGACTTATGATACTGTCGGGAAATATATCAAATATGTAACGGATTTTCTTGAACGTACTGAAGATGTTAATCGTCGTGGCTATCTGGTTTATAAGCGTGAAAATGCAGATGTCATGGTGCGTCATTCGCTAATGTGTTCAGCTATATGCGATCTATTATCCTATCTCAACATCGGATATGGAAAAAGAGAAAAGGCGGTGAAACCTTTGGAAAAACTTGATGTCATTTCGGATAAGAACAAGAAACAACTTAATGATTTCATTATATGGCTGACTGACAACAATGATTACTCTTCTCATACAGTTTATATATATTACACATCCATGAAGAAGTATTTCGAATACGCCAATGAGGTAAACATGGATAATTGCAGGAGGTTTATAAAAAGTCTTGAAGAAGAAAAATTATCTCCCGCTACCATCCGTTTGCGGATTACAGCAATAGAAAGATTTTCCAAATGGCTGAAGAAGCCTATAGAACTGAAGCGTCCCAAAATAAAGCGCAAGCTTGATGTGAACAATGTGCCGACCGAGGAGGAATATAACCGGCTGTTGGAATATCTCAAGGCAAAAAACAATAAGGATTACTATTTCTTTATTAAGGTTTTGGGAACAACGGGCGCCCGTCTGTCGGAATTCCAACAGTTTACGTGGGAAGACATCATATCCGGGGAAGTAGTATTAAAAGGAAAGGGTAACAAGTACAGACGTTTTTTCTTCCAAAAAACAATTCAGCAGGAAGCGAAGGTTTACGCTAAAGAATATGGTAAAACCGGGATTTTTGCGGTAGGGAGATTCGGCCCGATCACACAGCGTGGCTTTTCCCAGCACTTGAAAGCATGGGGAAAACATTGCGGCATTGATCCAAGGAAAATGCACGCGCACGCCTTCCGGCATTTCTTTGCTAAAATGTTCCTGAAAAAAAACAAAGATGTTATTCAACTGGCTGACCTTCTAGGTCACGGGAGTGTGGACACAACAAGAATTTATTTACAGAAAAGTTATGACGAACAAAAAAAAGATTTTAATCGAAACGTTACATGGTAGTGTAGCGCAGCTCAATGAACTGTCATCCATGACCGAAGGGATAGACATCTATGACGATACCGGGTGTGTTGACACTGATTTTTTGATAGAAGCGATATCTTGCGTCAGTGCCTTCATGGACGCAAGCAAAATAGTTGTTCAAAAAATATCTTCACTTTTAGCGCCGGACGCTTCAACGGACGAAAAGAAAAAACAGGCTGATGAAGGTAAGAAATGGAGCGTGGAAGAGATATTGAAACATTGTACTCTTGAGAACAATATCCTCAAACTTCCTCAAGTTCAATTCAATAAAAAATCTTATGCCGAAGCAAAAAAGTGGATAGAAGAAGCCGGCGGCTCATGGCAAGGTGGGAAGGTACAGGGTTTCACATTTCCTTTTAATCCGGAACGTGTGTTCTCCATCTTGAAAGAAGGTAAGCGATGCGATTTGCAAAAAGATTTTCAGTTCTTTGAAACACCTGCTGATATTGCAGACTGGCTGGTAATGCTTGCCGGTGGAATTCATGAAACAGATACCGTACTTGAACCAAGTGCCGGACGTGGTGCTCTGATAAAAGCGATTCATCGGTCGTGCCCGTCAGTAACAGTTGAATGTTATGAACTGATGCCAGAAAACAGGGAGTTCCTTCATACACTTGATAACGTAATATTGCTTGATGAAGATTTTACGAAAGACAGTGTAGGGCATTACACTAAGATTATTGCTAATCCTCCATTCTCCGGCAATCAAGACATAGACCATGTAAGACTTATGTATGAACGCTTGGAAGAAGGTGGAATTCTTGCAGCTATAACTAGTCAGCATTGGAAATTCGCGTCTGAAAAGAAATGTGTTGAGTTCCGGGAATGGTTGGAAGAAGTACATGGAGAAGTGTTTGAAATCAGCGCAGGCGAGTTTAAAGAGAGTGGCACTTCTATTAGTACAATGGCGGTAGTTATAAAAAAATAATTCAAAACGATGAAAAAAAGAATAAGAAATAAAATGATGAATAATCCCGGAAGGTATAAGCTACATCAGTATTTGAAATATGCTCACCAATGGGCGGATACAGTCAGCTATAAATGCCGGTTATATTTGATATTGGATAATGGGAAAATAGTAAAAACCGATTAATAACAATAATTTGAAAGGAATATTTATGATAGAAATAGATTTGAATGATACCGTTAGATGTAGAGCTTACAGAATGGGGAGCCGCATATCTTAATGCAACGAATATATTTAAGGAAATAACCACTACACAGAAATACCATTATAAGACTGACTATAAAGCAGGTGATGTTTACAAAAGCCAGCTTTGGGAGTTGATATTGGAGTTCAAAGATGGGATTAGATTTGATAAAGAGAAGGCTTTTAATAAATTGAAAAAAGTAATTGATCAATAAGGAACAAAACAAGATAAATATGAATAATATATTTACCATTTGCTATTCAGAAGAAGAAGCTAACGAAATAGGTCACTTCATTTTGAGTAGAGGATATGAGGGTGTTCAAAATGATAGTTACAGATATTGTCGTGATGTGATTCGGTGGGCTTTCAAACAAGCTAATAGACATCATTCGTGTTTCATATATGTTGGCGTTATAGGTTGTCAAATGATTGTATCCAATAACAAAAGGAAACTTCGCAGGAATAGACTAAAATACGTTGAGAAGAAACGAATGTTTTACAATTTATTGAGCAGATATTAAAATGAATGAAGTAAATTTTAATAGTGGATTATTCGGACAGCAAGGATGGATTTGCCCCAAGTGTGGGAGGGTATATTCCCCTTTTACCCAAATGTGTTTATATTGTGGACCTAATAGTACAAATACTATTTCTAATCTTGGCAACCACAATACACATATAAGTGAAGAAGAATTAAAAGAAAATCGTGAAATTAAACAAAATGAAAAAGATAATTTGTAAGATATATATTTATAAGGTGATGCCACCTTATAAAAATTGGTACAGTATCATGACCGATGATGGACTTATTCGTAGTAATATTATAATAGTTGGGAAAAGGCAATTATTAAAAGTTGCTTTTGCGCTAATTGTTATGGCTATTTTTAATAAAAGAATGACCATAAACAAATTCAAAACAAAGGAGGAAAAGAAATGAAACAGGCATTATCAATCGAGCAGATAAAGCATTTGAAGGAGCTTGGGCTGAATACAAGCGATGGGAGCATGGCTTTCGAGTGGAATGAATCAGATTCAGACAACATGGTTGTAACCTCTATGGATGCTGATACGAATTACGACTATTATCATGGAACTTACACCTTGCAGGATATTATCAATAAATTACCTTGTTTTATTGGCAATCAAGTGCTTACCATCCAGAAACTTGTAGATAGCTATACATGCTTGTATATGGAACCTTATACTAGGTCTATGATAAATATTACAGAAAGTAAAGAGCCTATTGATGCAGCCTATGATATGCTGTGTTGGTGCATTGAAAACGGATATGTTAAAATCGGAAAGGAGGAAAAGTAAATGGATATAGTACCTATTGTAACAAAAGATGATCTTTCTAAAGAACAGATAGAGTATCTACAAAAACAACAAACAGAATATAAATTGATTAAAAAAGTTAAGAGGAATCCAGGGCATATATTATTCTCTTTTAACGTTAAGACAGGGGAGATAAAGAGAGCTTCTATTATACATAATGTTTCTATTGGTATGAATGGGCTTCCTATAACTAGGGCTGAAACGGTCATAGAACCTAATTGCTACTATGAACAAGCCTTAAATGAAAAGAATTTTAGAAAGAAATTGAAGAAATCAGGATTATTAAAAAACGAATAATTATGGGATTTACAACACCGTGCTTTATACGTAAAGACACACAGGAACTTCGGAAAAAACTGGAGGAATTAGGGTATAAACCATCAATAGTGATATTTGACAATAAGAAGTTATGTTTAGCAACAGCAGCAAATAAGGAGTATGCCAAGTACACCAATATTACGAATGAGATGTTTGATTCAAAAGATCCGCATATAACTTGGAATTGTGCTGGTAGGATTGATTGTGGAACCAATGAAGAGCTTTTCCTTGCTTTAGCAGCATTGAGGGATGATACAGATAAGTTTCAGTGGTTTATTTCACCCGAAGGAATTTGGGCTTATAATAAAAACAATGACAGTATATCAGTATCTCCTAAATGGCGCAAGGCCACCGTATACGAACTGATTGAACATTTTAAAACAAAGGAGGAATGATGAAAGCAAAGTATTTTAAAAAGATAAGAAGCCAAGTTAAGTGGTATAAGGTATCATACAGAGATGATTTGTTTTCTGATTTTATAGATGAAAAAGAGGTATTGGCTAAATCTCCTGAAAATGCTTGTATCAGATACCATAAACGTACTGGATGTTTTGTTAACAAATATAATCCCAATAATATTACACAACATAGTGAAGTTTTTTCAAGGTTCAAAGTATGTATAGGTAAGAAAGTAATGTATTTCGATTAAATATGAAAGCAAGAATAAAAAGAAAAATTCAAAAAAGACCATTCCTATATAATGTAGGACAAGTTTTTAAGGCTTGTGATTGGATTACTAGTATTCAACGTGGAAATATGGTTTGGCGTAGGTATCGTTCATTTGGTACTATTATTAAATCAGAATATTAAATATGAAAGCAAGAGTAAAATCAACAGGGGTTTTGGTAGATGTAATTCCGAAAACAAATACCAATGCGTTACATAGTGGAGATAACATATATGTATGTGATAATATGGTATTCAGAGAGTGTGAACTTGACTTTTTAAATCTTGGAAATTCAGCTATTGACTGGGAACAGCGTAGATACGAATTGGCAAAAGACATTATTAAAGTTGTTATAGCAAACGATAATGGTATTAATTCTGAGGCAGTAGCTAAATATTCGCTTAATTGCGCTGATGCCCTAATTAAAAGACTAAAGGAGGAGAATCATGGATAGTGTACAGACACAAACCTTTTCCATTAGAGGGGATGGAGGTGGCGAGGTATATATTGACTTTTGCGACGGTCAATTATGTGTTTCAGTTGTCATAGAAGGGAAACAGGCAGATTTTCACTTTGATCCTGTTACGTTAAAGATGTTTGCCCATGCTTATAAATTACATTGTGAAGAATGTAATAAGTAACAAAAGAAAGGAGAATAACCATGACTGAAGAACTTGTAACATTAGAAACTGCTAAACTGCTTAAAGAGAAAGGGTTCAATGAAAGAAAATATCTCATAGATGTTTCCACTTTGAATCATTGTTATAAATACCTATCTGTTCCTCCGCAATCCGTCGCCCAAAAGTGGTTACGTGAAACCAAAAATATTCATATATGTGTATATAACTGTGCTTGTGGCTATGGATACGAAATATCTAAAGCTGATAATGGAACTCATATAACTAGTTCTGTTTATGAAGGACCTAATGATGGTGGTAAATGGGATGTCTACGAAGACGCACTGGAAGCCGGATTACAGGAAGCATTAAAACTTATATGATTATGGGAATAGCAGAATTAATATTTAAATTCATCCTTGCCTCATTAAATGTTTATTTACTTTAATTTTGGTAAGCAAGTGGCATATACGCATGGAGAATAAGCTGGATGAGATAGAAAGATATGTCCGTCATGTGTCAGACCGTAACGATATTGTTTACATTAACCAACTCTCGGAACTACAAAGACTGTTGATAAAAGAAGAACGGTATGAGGAAGCTGACAAGATTGGAAAAATAATTAAGGATGAAGAAATTAAATTAGGACTAAGGGAATGAAGAATATTAACTTGAACGAACTACGCGACCGTGCTTATAAGACCGCTTGCGAGCACGGTTTCCATGATAAGGAGCTGAGTAATGAACATCTTCTTTGTCTTGTCATTTCCGAGCTTATGGAAGCTGTGGAAGCGGATAGAAAAGGGAAACATGCCGACAGGGAATCTTTCAAATCTTCTTATGAGGATGAAGAACCGCACGATGATGTCAATTTCAAGTATTGTTTTGAAAAATATATCAAAGATACGATTTCAGACGAACTAAGCGATGCAGTTATACGCCTGCTTGACCTTGCAGGACTTCGAGGGATAAGCCTTGAACTTGCCAACGGAGATATTGATGACTGTATTGAAGATCTGGCAGAAGCCTGTAAAGACGAAACTTTTACCGAATCAATCTATTCCATCTCTACACTTCCTGTTAGATATGACGGAATATTTGATTTTTCTATTACTGTGAATGATATGATACTGTCAATTTTTGGACTTGCCAAACATCTTGACATAGATTTGCTTTGGCATATCGAGCAAAAACAAAAATATAACGAATTAAGACCTATGTTGAACGGAAAAAGATATTGATTATGAAACGTGAAATAAAATTCAGAGGAAAAGAATTTGAAACAAGACAGTGGATAGAAGGATCTTTGACAACATATCCAAGATACTACCCAACTATTACACTCGTTGAAGATGCTGAACCTATTCCAAAAAAGACAACTTGTGTAGTTCTTCCTGAAACAGTAGGACAGTTCACCGGATTATGTGACAAGAACGGCAAAGAGATTTACGAGGGGGATATAGTCAAAACAAAAGAATATGGGATTGATATTCCTAATGGAGTTTTTTGTTCCAATGTTGCTGGTTACGACAATTTTTCAGTAGATTATATTGATGGTGGGTTTCGTTTGTTAAATAATCAACGTGGATTTTTATTGTGCAAAGGTAATCATCTTGAAGTGATAGGTAACATATATGATAATCCGGAATTATTGAAAGAAAATAAGCGATGAAAACAATTTTATTTATATCTATATGTATTATCGCCCTATTATGGGTTGGCGATCTCACAATTACATTTAAGCCGTTTTCCATCTCGTTGCCTGGTTGGCATAAGGCTTTAGGTATCCTTCTATTTTTTCTGTCAATGACGGTATATAATATAGGGGAATATACTAGAGGCTATAAACAAGGTTTCGATGATGGGATAAAGGAATGTATTGAAATACTTAAAAAGAAATGAATTTAGGGTACTTTTAGGGTACATGAATTAAATGGTATGTTTTTTGTTTTATTCATATTTTCCGTAACTTTGAATTGTAATGATCCCGTGTAAAGGAGCGCGGTACGTTCTTCGGACGAAAAGACTTTTATGAAAAAGAAACTTGTAATAAATAGAGAAAAATTTTGCCACTATTATATAGAAACGGGTAACGCATCAGAGGCGTATCGGAAAGCTTATCCATGCAGTGTGAATTGGAAGGACGGAACTGTGCGCAAACGTGCGTTTGACCTTCTCAAAGATTCAGATGTGGCCTCCCGGTTGAATGAGCTTCAGGTTGAGGCTTGCGAGAGGTTTGATATGAAGAAGGATGATGTGCTTCGCTTTCTTGCAAGCGTGGTGAATGTTGATCCGATAGATCTGCTGTCCTCTGGTAAAGATACATATATGGTAAAGTCTGTTGAGGATATTCCGAAATCCGTCCGTCTATGCATACAGTCAATTAAGAACACTCAATATGGAGTGGAGATACGGCTATACAGCAAAATAGCCGCCATTACACAGATAAGCAAGATGCTTGGATGGGATGCTCCAGTAAAAAGTGATGTCAGTACCAATGTGCGCATGATAATTGGGGACGAGTGATGATAGAGATGGTATTCTCATATAAGCTGTTCAATCCTCTGTTTTGGCATATCCGTAAGGCTATGCATGACAAGAATATCAGGTACATTATAAACAGAGGTGGTTCTTCATCGGGAAAATCTGTATCAACGACACAATCGGTGCTATTGTCTGTGTTTTCTTGCGAAGGTTCGGCTCTTGTTGTAAGAAAAGTGGGAGCTAGTCTGAGGAATACAGTGTATGAAGAGTTTAAGACCCAACTAAAGGCTCTTCAACTGAGTCAGTTCTTTGTGCCTAAGGAAAATAATATAACTTGTGTAAATGGTTGTAAAATTGACTTTACAGGGCTTGATGATCCTGAAAAAATAAAGTCTATCACTGGATATCGTTGGATAGTGATGGAAGAAGCAACCGAGTTCGAATATGAAGATTTTACTCAGATACGTTTCCGTCTTAGAGGTAAGGAAGGGTTGCAGATAATATGCAATTTTAATCCTGTATCTGAGGATTCATGGATTAAAACGAAAATTCTTGATACTTATGAATGGGACGATCTTCCAAATGAACTATATGGCGAAGTGAAAAATCCTCTTACTAAAAGTTCTTTGCCAAAGGCATACAGCACAATATTAGGGAAACGGGGTTGCAAACCTAGAATGATCGCCAATGAACGTACAGGAAAGCTGGAAAAGTACCCATCGGATACAATAGAACTGCATTCGTCTTATAAAAATAATTTTTGGGTGGTTGGTTCTCCGGACGGTAAATATGGATATTATGACAGGCAGACAATATCCAATTATCAATGGTACAAGGAACATGATTACAACTATTACCGGGTATATGCGCTGGGTGAATGGGGTAGTATTAAGACGGGGGGTGAGTTTCTATATGCTTTCGATTCTAATAGGCATATTAAAACAACACGATATATCAAGGGACTTCCTGTGCATATTTCTATTGATAACAATGTTCTTCCCTATATTTCGATTTGTTTTTATCAAGTGGACGGAAGTCATATAAGGCAGTTTAATGAGATATGTGCCGGTGATCCATTTAACACAGTAACGCATGCATCTCGGATGGCTGTTGATTATCTGCGGTCAATCAGATACAATGATATGCTGTATTTATATGGTGACGCTTCAACAAGGAATGGGAATACTATAGATGATGAAAAGAGGTCATTCCTTGACAAGTTCGTAGAAGGGCTGGAAGGTACTTACCATGTCGAAGAAAGGATACCATATTCTAATCCGTCCGTGCCCATGTCTGGTGAGTTTGTCAATTACATGCTTGATGGTGGTTCCGGAATGTGTTTTTCAGTAGATGACGGATGTAAGAATTCAGTTGTTGATTATAATAATGCCAAGAAGGATGTTAACGGTGGAATGTTGAAGACGAGAGTTAAGGATAAGGTTACGGGGCAGTCTTATGAGAAGTACGGGCACATTTGCGACTGCTTACGTTATATTACCGTATGGGTGTTTAAGGATGAATATACTCGTTTCTCCTTAAAAAGAAAACGAAGTAAAATTAAGCAGGAAAATAAAGATATGAGATATTATGATATATCTAAAAATATTCAGGGGACAAGACTTGTATATGTTCTTCCCGAATATGCCGGAAAGTTTATTATGGTTTCATGTTATGTAAATGAGCGAATATATATCGATAATGTGACATATATAAGTTCATTTGATGAAAATGTTCTTCTGTCATTTTTAGAAGGGATATCTCCTGCGGAGATCTTGTTTGAAAGTGAAAAAAATTATTTTCCTATAGCACGGGGCTTAAGGGATAGATATGATGTCAGAATCATACATAAAAATATGGGAGCAGACGCTAGGATATCTGCTTTTTTGGATTTTATCAAAAATAATGTGATGTTCCGTTCAGACTATGACAAGATACCGCAATACAATGAGTTTATGGATGGAGTATTGGACTATAATGGTTCAGATGATTGCGCTGCAATTTATTCTGTAGCAGCACTGTCTTATTACGTATCGAAAAAATATAATATATAATTGGTATATTTTTAAGATATATCAAAACTTTGGCAAAAAAATATCGGATGTTGTACAAAAAATGTTGGTCTTTTTTTAATATGGGTATTTTTAGGGTATATAAATTGGAAGTTTATTATTTTAATTTATATTAAACGAAAATAATATTTGAATTACTTGTTAATTAATAAATTAATTTGTTCCTTTGTAACAGGCAATTGCCTTCATGGTGTGAAGTTGCACCATACCCACTTTTAGAACGTGATCACTGTGGAGGCAATTGCTGTATTATAACGGCGGTTGCCTTTATTGTTGTATATGAGACACTGGTTTAAGATACCTTCTTTAAAGAAGTCAAATAAGGATATGTATGATGAAGCCACCTATCATGGTAAGGATGATGGGGGTAATTTTATTTATGTACCTAAATGGGTAGAGAGCCTGTTTCCTGGCAATAAAGGAAATATAGATTACGATATGTCTACTGTTGAGGGGAAAGCAAGAGCCTTGCATGAATGTTGGCCGTTTGCAATGGTTCTAGATCATTGCGGAAGAATGATTCAGAACGGAAGATATTACGTGACAGATATGAACGGGAATGAAAAGAGGAGTTTTAAAGATATTGTGACTCTCTTAAATCGTCCAAATATAATACAGAGTGGGCGTTCCTTTATAAAACAGGTTGAGATATCCTTAAAATGTTTCGGATTTTGCCCTATTTATACATTGAGAGCTTTAAAATCCGACCTGCCTAAATCCATGATGGTAATACCTCCCGAATTATTTTATATGGAATCATTCGGTAAAGACCCATTTACTCAGACAGAACTTTCTTCAATTGCTAAAAGGGTATATATACGTTGGGGAGATGTAAATATAGAGCTTGGGGATGAGGAATATTTTGTCATATACGATTCAATAATGGATATTCCAAGCAATAATGGAGGGAAAATTGCCTTCCATTCCCCTGTAGACGCATTATCTTCGCATACGCGAAACTATATGGCTCAACTGATAGGGAGAGGAAATCTTATAGTTAATGGAGGTCCAAAAGGGATATTGTACGGGAATGATACGACTGATGTAGGGAATGCCGCCATTACTCCGTCTGAATCCCAAAAATTGCAGAATGATTTTAAAAGGAAATATGGCATAGTGCATAAGTTGTATGAAATCATGGTGACTCCTAAGAAACTGGGATGGATTACATTAGGATCAAATACGGAACAATTGAAGCTTCATGAGGAAGATAAGGCGTGTTTGGAGGCGATAGCTCAGACCATAGGTTTTGACGCCAATCTGATTATACAAGGAAGTACTTATGATAACTCTTCTCAGGCAAAGAAAGCGGCATATCAGGATCTTATTATTCCTGACAGTGAATGTATAACAGAGGCTTTGACTAATGCTATATGTAAGGACAGAGCAATAATCAAAATGGACTTTACTCATGTCGCTTGTCTTCAAAAGGACATGAAAGAGTTGGCGGATGCCTTGTCTACAGCCTCTAATGCTATAGCTTCATTGTATAACAACCGGCTGATTACTTTTGAGGAGGCAAGAACTGAGATGTCTAATTTTACAGATATTGATCCGGATAACCCAAAAGGGGAATTTAAAATAGAAATAAATAATGATGGAGACAAGCAAATACAAGGACAGGCTGGGGAAGCAGTATAAATCCTTATCTTTTTATGCAAAGGAGATACAATATGATTCTGGCAGCAGAACTATCAGTGGTTATGCCGCAATTTTCAATAACATTGATAAGTTCGGTGATATGCTCTTGAAAGGATGTTTCTCAAAAAGTATACAGGAGAGAGGTCCGGAAAGTTCTGCTAATGATAAGATTATCATGTTGTGGATGCATGACATGCATGAACCTATAGGACGCATTACGCTTCTGCAAGAAGATGAGAAAGGGCTTTACTTTGAAGCGTCTATTGATGATGTGGAAAGAGGGAATCAAGCGTTGAAACAGCTTGAAAGTGGAACTTTGAACCAGTTCTCTATAGGTTATAGTTATGTATGGGAAAAATGTGAATATGATAGGGAACGTGACTGTTTGGTTGTAAAGGAAGTCATTCTATATGAGATATCCGTAGTGTCCATAGGATGTAACGGGGAAACTGAATATCTTGGTCTGAAATCGGCAGAAGAATATGAAAGTGCGTTGGAATCACTTCCGGTTGAAATAAGTGATGTATGTAAAGGACTTCCAATAAGGAAGAGAGAGGAAGTTCAAACGTTAATAAGAAAAGCGATGTCACTCGCTCGATACAAGCCGGCAGGCAAGCCACTTGATGAAGAGGGAGCCGATAAAAAAATAAAAATATTTACAAAACCTTTAAAACTTAAAGAAGTATGAAATTTGACTTTTTAAGCAAAATTGATTTGTCGGGAATGGATGAGGTTTCCGTGAAGTCATTACAGGCGTTGCAGGACGCAATAAACGCTACTGTAGGTGATTTCATGAACGATACTATCGACAAAAAAACTTTTGAGGATAAATTAAATGAGGTTACTCAAAAGATAGACTCCGAAAAGGAATTGGAAACAGTGCGTAAGGAACTTGGTGAGATGAAAGAGATAATTGTTCGCATGAAGGGTGCAATGCATAAGAATGAAGATGGGGAAACGGTTTTCAAATCTGTAGACCAGCAGATTGAAGAGCAATTGAAGGATTTCATTACTGTAGGCAAACATGGAGAGAAATCCGTGGACTTGAAAACAGCTTGTAAGCAGTCTCCTGGATTCAAGAAAAGCCTTACACTTGTTATGAGCAAAAAGGATGTTGAGCCCTTGAAGAGTACAGGTGTGGCACCACATTATAACATGACAATTGATAGTCAGTTATCTGTTGATCCGCGTTCTCAGACTGTAATCCGTAAATTTGCCAATGTGGCAGCAATATCTACACGATCATTAACTTATGCGGAGTTCAATCCGGGTGAAGAAGAAGCCGAATGGGTTCCAGAAGGCGGTCTTAAGCCTATGATGAGCGGTACATTGTCAGAAGTTACTATCAATGCTGGCAAAGTGGCTCTTGGCACAAAAGTAACCGAAGAAACATTATCTGATTTGCCTCAGTTGGTTGCGGAGGTTAGGGCTGAGATTATCAATCGTATTGGTTTGAAAGAAGAAGAAGGTATTCTGTCTGGTACTGGTTCTGGTGGTCAGATTAAAGGGATTGGGAGTGATATACCTACATTCTCCTTGACAACTCTGAAAGTAGATAAGCCCAACACTTATGATGTTATTGTTGGTATGTATACACAGATTGTGTCAATGTCCAATATGGCTTATCGCCCAAACCTTGTGCTCATGCATCCTCTTGACTATGCACAAATGCAGTTGACTAAGGATGTTAATGGGCAATATCTTCGTCCTTTCCGTATTGGTGATGAACTGATTCAAGGTCTGAGAGTGGAAACCAGCACTGCGATCAAACAAGGTGATATTTGGGTTGGAGATTTTAACTATCTTAACATCCGTGATGTATGGGTCCTTACCATTACACTTGGGTGGGAAAATGATGATTTCACTAAAAATATGGTGACTATCCTTGGTGAGAAACGATTGATGGTTTATATCAAAAAACAATATAAAACAGCTTTTGTCAAGGATAAGATTGCAACCGTTATTGAAGCTATAACCCCCGTCACTGTCGGCGGATAAATTTATATATGCTATGAAGGTAAATTTGACTAAAACTTATGAGGTTGAGTTCGCAAAGGACGGAGCTTCTTATAAAAAAGGTGATAAGGTAAGTGTTAATATGTTACTTGCAGCTAAGTTCTTCCAAGATGGGCGTGTTGCCACCGTTCCTACGGAATTGATAGAGGACGCTAAGAAAATCGGTGCTGAAGACTTGTTCAATAAAAAGAAGAACCTCAAAGATATTGTGTAATGTTAGTGGATTATACTTTTTTTCAAGGAGGTATTCTTGATATTGAGGGTGCTGTATTGAATATACATACTCCCTCTGAGACTAATAAGGCGATAGTTGCCAGCCTTCAAGGCTTTGTAATGCAATATGAGTCGGAATATCTGGGAAAACTCCTTGGAGAGAAGTTGTATGAGGAATTCTCATCATATATTGCCAACGAAAGGAAAACGAAGGAAAAAAGATGGGATGATCTTATAGCGCGTCTTGTCGTGAGATATAGTGATGGTGATAGTGAGGTTTCCAAATCCCCTATTGCCAACTATATATATTTTCATTATTTGAGACATAATCATGCACAGGCAACTATTACAGGTGTGAAGGCTGACGAAGATGACGGCCGTCTTGTAAGTCCAGAAAGGAAAATGATATTCGCATGGAATGACATGGTAAGAATGAATATCAGACTTGTGAGGTGGCTTAAATCAAATAAAGCGGACTATCCGGATATCGCCACCGATTTCGAATTGTTGGAAACAATTAATTCTCTTGGAATATGATAATCGATATAATATCAGATGTATGTGCTTCCTTGTCAGAAAGAATGGATCAACAGATAAATTACATATATGGTGACAGTTCTTATATAAGGGAAACACTTCTTCTTCTTGGGAAAAGCAGGGTGACAGCATTGGGAAAATTCCCAATGATAGGGCTGTATGTTCCCTTAGACGAGGAAAGGGATAGTGAGGATTATTTTTGTAAGGCATCTGTAAACATAATAATCGCTACCAATACATTGGAAAAGTATACAAATGAACAACGTCGTGAGATATCTTTTGAAGGTATTCTTCGACCTTTGTATTACGGATTCATAGAAGAGTTAAAAAAATGTGATAAATTTGATTTCAGTTACTCCGGTATTGTAAGCCATACATATTCAGAAAATTATAGTTTTGGAAGACGTGGTGCTGTTGATGTTGACGGTAAGGAAGTTGGCGAAAAGATAGATGCTATTGAAATAAAGAATTTGGATTTAACAGTTAAAAATCAGAATTGTTATGCGAACAGATATTAGAGAGTGCGGCAGCACGTCCGGATTTAATACTGGAATGAATTACTGCCCCCTGCAACCGGACAAGGTAGCAGGTGTTATATTGGTCATTCATGGCAAAAAACTGCCAAAGGAACTGACTGCTGATGCTTTGGAAGAGGCTTGTCATGCTGATTATCCGGACAGAATTTATCCTATTACAGGATTTTCGGAATATGCGGTAAGCGGTGGTGAACCCAATACATCGGAAAATGGTTATGCCGGTTCGGAAATAACGGGCTATTCGGCAAGGACGGATACATTCACGTTGCGTAAGTTTAATCTAGCTTTACAAGCTAATCTTGTAGCCAACAAGGATACATTGTTTGATATGTATGTTTTTGACAAGAATAATGTTATCTACGGAGAGGATGACGGAACAGACGAGCTTGCAGGATTCGATTTGTCAGGGGTTTACCCTACAGGGCAGACTTATGACTCAAGCGGACAAAAGGCTTATCTTGCGTTTAATGCAATGTATTCCGATACGGAGAAGATGATGAAAAACATGTCTGTAAAACAATCGGGTGTAAATTTGGAAAATGTTCTCAAGGGATTGAATTATGTTGAATTTGTGAAAATGACATCTCCTGAGAATACATATAAACTCGTGGATCACTATGACCGCACAGACCTTACTGCATATTATGGCGCTGTATTGTCTGAGAAGGCTTCAACAGTCGTTTCTGGTGCGTCAGCACTGGAATACAGTAACGGTGTGCTTACAGCGACAGGAGGTGTACCGGTGCTTAAATCTCCTTCTATTTTACAGGATAATGGGGTCATTGGGATTGAACAATGGGTACAATGAGAATTAATGGAGTCACATTTATAGAGTCCGAGGTGGTCAAACTTTCATTGGATGAGTTTGTCGCTCAGAATATAGATGTATTCTGGAAGGACATTTCTAGAGAAAGGCGGAAATCAAGGCTGGTTTCCGTATATAATAGAATTATCAATAACAGTAATTTAGGAGGCGGGGGAGATTGATCCCCCGTTTTTGCTATGACATTGGAGGAATACGCGAGATGTTGGAAGAAATTGGCTGATGGCATTCAGCCAATGATAAGGGATAAGATGGAAAAGGATGCTCCTCAGTTTGAGGAATATGTACGAGAACAGCTATATAGTGGTGTTGATGGCGATGAAAGTCCTTTAATTCCCGGATATACAGAGGACCCATACTTTAAAAAAACTTATGGAGAGCATTGGAAGAAAAACGCCGAACGCTATAAAAATTGGAAGACAAAGATACAGAAACCGAAACCTTCATATCTGGGTTTTTCTGCAAGAGGGAACAATACTCCAAACCTTATCATACGTGGAGATTTTTATAGTTCCATCACGGCAATACCAATATCAAATGGTATAAGGATTGCCAGCTATGGCGTTTCTTTTGGTTCTGATATTGAGAAGAAATATGGTTATAAAATTTTCAAGGTAAGCTCCAAAGCAAGGAGGCATTATGTTACGTACAGGCTTATGCCCTCTATTGAGAAATTTATAAGGAGGTGCGAACTATGAAAAACTGCTTGTGCCAAGGAAATAAATCAATGAGGGAGATGGAACATATGCGTTCAATCGCAGAGAAGGCTGCTGTTATGGATGAATGTGTTTATATATTATATAAGGTTGGAGATGTGTATAAGTTCTGTCGTGAAGGTGAAAACTGGTCGGGTGAGTTTGTTGAATTCATATTTCCGTAAAATTATAGCGGACATCTGGAAAGATTACCGCTATCTATGTAAAGGACGGATCTACAAAAGATCGTTTTCTCCTTTTTCAATATTGGCTCTTATTTGCCTTAGAAGCAAGAATGATCCTTCCATTTTGTAATTCCCTAAATTTTGTTTCGCCTGCATGATGCAGCTTTCGATAGTAAGGGCTAAATCGGGAGTGAACGCGGATTTATTAATTTGCATTGTTTGGGGGAGTTGGCTAGCATGATCATTAAACCATGCAATCATTTCATTCAATTCTTCCTCTGTGTAACTTTGTCTTTTTTCGGCCATATTATATTTCCCGTGATTAATGATGTTTATATATAAATATTTTATGCAAAAAAAGATATTTATTTTTTAATTGAAAAATAAAACTATCATTTATGTTGTAATTTAGATTTTGTCTAAATTGTGAATGTGATATTTAATGATTGCGTTACTGTTATATTTACTGTACCATATTCATCTTCCATTGTCGCATATTGAGAAAAAAGGCCCTCTCTTATTGCCATTTCGGTAGGATTCCCATTCTCGTCAATCAATCCATTTTCTAAAGCTATTTTTTGAAGATCCTCCACTGAACATCCCAACTTATCTGCTACTTCATCAAATGTTAAGCTATTATTCATTTTTATTTCCATGATCATGCAGCCATTAAAGATTTAAACTTATTCAGAAAATACACCTGACCTTTACCTGTAACGTAACAGGTATGTTTTATAAAAATGGGATTTTCACCCGATACTATCGGTCTTTCTTTCACGAAGAACAATCCCATTTCTGCCGCCCTCTGTGTAGGCATATAGTCATTTATATATTTATTCTTCGATCTGCTGTATCGCTGCCTTCTGATAAGGAACTTGTTCTCTACCATCCATTCATAAAGCCTTATTTCTCCAATCTTATATCCGTTTTGGGTGATAAGTTTCGCAAGATCTCCTATGAGAATATTGGTAGACGAGCTTGTTACACATTCCGTGAATACTACGGCTGGCTTTGCTTCCTCTATGATAGTCTGCTTCTCTTGTTCCTTCTTCTGCACTTCCAATGCCAATCGTTGCTTTTCCTCCCGTTCGCTCTTTAACTGTGTAGCTAGACTGATAACCAAGTCGGGATTGTTAATCATTTGCTCCAGGGTTGGCTGCGTGGCGGTCATGCCGTATTGAAGAAGCTCTTTGATGCGGTCGTTACACCATAAATAGAAGTCGGGAGAAAGCCATTGTGCAAATACCAAAGCAAGGTCTTCATGCATCCAAGTGCCTTGATTGTTACCTCCTTGATTTACAGTAACTAAACCCGTTGCGGGAATTCCCGTTTTGGCTGATAATGAACTAATTAACTCCTTCGTCTGTTTTGTTGACAAAAAGTCATTACAACGTTTTCCAAACGGTTTAGCCATTTCTGTGGCATTTACCATTACACTATCGCCTTTCTGAAAGGTAATAGGACTTCCGTTGTATTGGAAGATTTGATTTTCATTCAACTGTCGCATAATAATGAAAATTAAAAGTTAATAAATAAAGAAAGCAGAGAATTTCTCCAACTTGCGACAGTTCCATATCGGCTTTGGGGCGAATATGTACGGAGAAACCTCTGCTTATATTTTAAGCAATACTTCAATATTGGGCATAAAAAATCCCCAATCCGAATATGATAATAAAACTGTCGCACTGCAAAGGTACAACAATTTTTCAAACAAACAAATAATGAAAATATATTTTTCATTGTTATTTTCACACGCATAATATCCATCTTTCTAATGACTTTCAACACGCCACAATATGCCTTACCTGTAATTTCTGCAATTTGCAGTGAACTTATTGTTCTTTTTTCGCCATTTTCCCCATCAATAGGTATTAACTTATTAAAATTTTCCATATCTTTGCGATATAAGATTAATATTGTTTCCCGTTGGCGGCTCAGTCACTTCCGCCTTCGGGGATTTATTTTGACTGATTGTAGCAGGTGGGGAATCGAACCTCATTGTGCCATTATTCACTCCTGCTTTCCTCCCTTATACTATCCACGCTTGGAATCGTATAAAAAGAAAGTTCCGTAATAGGTGCAAGCTACTACGGAACAGTCATATATAAACTCCAATAGGAGAATATTTAATCAACATCAAGTAACGCTTTGCACTTGTTACAGATACAAAGGTAAATGATGTTTTTATCTTATACAATGGTATGAATATTAAACAAAAGACAATATCAATTAATAGTAATACTAAGTAACGCATAGTAATATAACAGTATCACATTCCGAATACGATATGATAGCAGTGTGTATATCAGATCCTGAAGACCATGAGCGTGACAGTGTGGCTTTTATTTCAAGAGAAAAAGCTCATGCATTAGGAGAATATCTTCTTAATATGTAATAACAATATTATTTATTAATCAAGTCTTTCCCACCTTATCTTACGAGGTGGGCAGACTATTTACATCCGTTAACGTTGCGATTCGCAACATAACCCGAAAAGACTATGAAAACAATAGATAAACTTGAAATTATACTTCAAAAAATGAAAGAACAAAATAATAGACTTGAACGGATATACGGCAAGCATCTCAAACTGATTGTATGCACTGGGAAAAGAAGTGAGAAGGTGAAATTTAAACATGAAGATTGAAATGCTATGTTTATAATTTATTTAGACAGTATTCTAAATTGTAAACAAATGTGTCGTAATGTTTTGATTTGATTTTAAAAGTATATTACTTTGCTGAAAATAACCAAATTATTATAACTATATGAAAAAAGTATTATTTTTAATGATTGTTTCATTATTCAGTATGAATCTGAGTGCTCAAGTAATGAGAGCGGAAGAATTAGAAAAATATGCAAAGGAAAATTATGGTGATAAGTGGGTGGATGCGGCTGAAAATTTAGGTTCTTCATTGGTATTGGATAAGAATCAGAGTTTGACCTATGAGCAGATAATTAATTGTGGGGAACAGACTAAAGAGCAGTTATATATTACTTTAAACCATTGGTTTGCGGAATCTTTTAACGATGCGAACTCAGTAATTAAATTGAATGATAAGGATGCGGGAGTAATTATTGCTAAAGGATTTGTAGGAGGAATCGCTCAACATATTGGAGGAATGACAGCTTATAATGTTAACATCCACCCTGTTATAAAAGTTGATATTAAAGATAAAAAAATTCGTGTTACATATACGCTTCAATATTATGAGGTTGAGCAGAACATCGGAGGCGGATGGATGGGGGCTTTTTCTGCTGGTACAACAGGACAGCCTGCGGACACGACAAAGAAAACAGAAAAATGGGGTATAGAAACATGTTATCCTTTCAGCCCCAAAGATCAGCATAAGGCAAAGAAAACATCGTCTAAAGCATTGATTATGGCTCATGCATATTCCAATGTTATTATGGATAAAATAGAAGAAGCTGTGAAGAATGGTCTTGTGGGCAATGAAAATGATGATTGGTAATTTAAATAAATTATTTTTCACGGGGAGAAGTTTTTGCTTCTCCCTTTTTTATTTCCTCACCTTCATAATATCAATAAAATCACTATCTTTGCTCTTAGAAGGTGCATGAAGTCATGCACTACCCAAAACTTACGAAAAGACCATGGCAGGAGCAGAATTTAAAATTACTGATGCGATTGATCCTAACATCGTTAAGAAGTTAAATGAGATAAGGATTAATATTCAAACCACATCTTCCGAATATGCGAATTTCACAAAACAATTAAGTGATGGCATAAATTTTAAGCCGGGTAATCTAAGAGAATACCAGTCTAAAGTTGACAGTTATAATGCTACAATTACCAAATTATATGCTTCTCAAAATAGGTTGTCTGAATTACAGGCTAGTCAATTAAAGTTATTGACCGATATTTCCCGTAAGATAGAGCTTCTTACCAAGCCATTGAATACATTGGCAGACAAAATAACGGAAGTAAAAGTAAATTTGAGAGGTGCTTCCGAAGATCTGAAAAACGTGTCACAAGATGCGGAAAATGCTTCTGTTTCATTTCAAGAAGCATCTAAGAAAATATTCATGACTGCTGCTGATTTTGATTCAATCCGTCAGACGGTAAAGGCTTTTGATGCACAAGCCGCCGAATTGAACAGTAGATTAAGTGATAACAAAGAAACAATTTCAGCCTTAAGAACATCTCTGAGGGAATTATCGAAGGAGTATAAGACAGGTTCTATCAGCGAAGAGGAGTACAAGTCCAAAAGAGATGCTACGGTGTCCCAGTTACGCACGCTGACAGAGCAGAATAAACAGTATTCGGCGATATTGAGAAATCATACACAGGTAGCGATTGCCACTACAGGAAGCTATAACGAGATGAAGGCTTCAATGCTTCAGTTGGAAAAGGAATATTATAACCTTTCACAAGCTGCACGCGAGGGGGCAAAAGGTATGAATATTTTAAACAGTATCGGTAAGCTGAATCAACAATTAAAGGATATAGATGCACAGATGGGCAATTACCAACGTAATGTAGGTAATTATGCTTCGGGTTGGAATGGGCTTAATGTTTCCATACAACAGATTGCGAGAGAACTTCCGGCTTTGTCTGTTAGTGCCAATACTTTCTTTCTTGCCATATCCAATAACCTTCCTATGTTTGTTGATGAGTTGAAGAAAGCGAGAATTGAATATGAGTTGGCTAAAAAATCAAATCAAACAGCTATACCCGTATTTAAGCAGGTATTGAGTTCCCTTCTTAGTTGGCAGACGGCTTTAGTCGTTGGGATAACTCTTTTATCAAGTTATGGGGGTGAGATAGCCAAATGGGTGAGTAGCCTGTTTGATGCAAGAAAAGAAATTGATTATCTAAAACAGTTTCAGGAGGATTTGAATAAAGCTCAAAAAGAAGGTGTGAAAAATTCCCAAGATGAAGCTGTTAAATTGGATATATTATATAGGGCGGCTGTCAATTTGAATAAACCTATGGGAGAACGAAAAAAAGCCGTTGAGGAACTGAAAAAGCAATATCCTTCATATTTTAAAAACATAAGTGATGAAAATATTCTTGCAGGTAAAGCGGCTGATAGTTATCAAAGGTTATCTAATGCCATATTAGCTTCGGCTAAAGCTAGAGCCGTGCAAGATCGTCTTGTAGAACAGGCTAAACAAAAATTGGATTTGGAAGAAAAATTAGCAGATCTTGAGAGCAAAAGAGAAAAAGCGGAGGCAAGGAAACGGAGAGAAGAGGCTACTTTAGCAAAAATACCTACAAGTGCAGGAGAGGGATATGATTTTCAAGCACGGCTTGTATCTAAAGAGGAGTTCTATAAATTAAAATATTGTAGTACAGTTGTTTATATGGTTTCAAGAGCGTAAATTTGCAGAAAATAAGAATTTTATAATGAACAAG